CACTGGCACAACTACGGCTGCGGGTTAGATACAATCTAGGAGAGCCTAGCGGGGAGCAACGGTTTTACAACGTTTCCATTAACGCGAATCTCAACGAATCCTATCGCTACTATCTCGCCCAATTGATCGATAACGGCGAGAGCAATTTTACGACGACCGTCTCGATCGATTTTGTCGCCAATCAAGCCGAGTACGCCCTTCCTTCCGACTGGGTAAAGACCAGAATGGTCGAGCGTGTGACGACGTTCGGAACCGTTCCTTTAGAGCGTTTCGAGCGCTACGAAACAACCAACATTACCATTGGCGGGAACGCCGGGGATTGGTTCCTGCCTTCTTACCGGTTTCGAGGACAAAACCTTGTTTTCGAGCCGAAACCAACCTTTTCACAAGTTGGTGCTGTCATCCACGAATACTACGCAGAGCCGGCGAACCTAGTCGCAGACGGAGATTCTCCATCTACTGGTTTTATCGAAACCTGGCAAGACATGATGGTCATAAGAGCGACACTCTCCGAGCTTGAGAATAAAGACGCGGTGGGCGGAGTTTCCGACATCAACTCTTTCCGGTTGAGGCTTCAAAACATGGAAGAGGCCTTTAGGAAGTTGATGACTGGGCGTTCTCAGGCCAGAGATAAGGTAGAGCGCTACGGTTACGATTATTACGACAATTACAACGTCTATTAAGGAGTCATTTTATGGGAGCTTTTGAGAAAAAAGGAACGGCAAGGGCTTCTGCTGTTCTTCCGGCGGCAGGAGCTTATGACACTTCTCCGACTGCAATCTGCATGAACACCACGCGAGAAGTCGCCTTCTTAATTTCATACACTCGGGGCGGGGTTGCAGGGGCTGTCACGTATAAGATCGAGATGAGTAACGACGGAACGAATTGGTATCAATGCGCGGACGTGATGGAAGCGGCGGTTGTTGCCGGTTCGGATAGTCTGAACCTCCAGCAGAGATCTGCGTTTTCTTACACCGCGACCGGAGGGAGTGCTGAGAAGTTCATGTCTCAAAGCTATGTGGTTTCGGCTACATTCGTGAGGATTGTATTTAAAGAGAGTGGAAACGTCGGGGCCCCTGGCACGGTCTTCTGTGAATATCACTTGAAAGGAGACATTTAATGTCGATCACTCAGGCGATTAGTGGGATTGGTGATTCTGGGGGAGGTGGCGGCGGGAGCGGGGCTTCAGGCTCAGGATCAGCAAACCAGGTGACCTACTGGACAGGGCCGAGCAGTGTGTCTGGAAACACACATTTTTTATTCGATCCTTCCACTTCTGGTTTTGCCGTCGGGGCGGATGCAATTTTAGGGGTGGCTGCGTCTGTATCCAGGCAAACCGATTTTTCTTCGACCATTACGGACGCTGCAACTGACTCGATATTTGGGAATTACACTAAATATACCTACACCCCTACCGCCGACGTGAGCAACACGGTTGTTGCGGGGTTTGAGTATGTTTTTAGTATTCCAAGTTCAAATACTAAAAATATCACATCGTTTGGTACATCTTGTTTGGAAGCATTTTGGTATAATGAGGGTTCTGGCAACGTTCAAAATGGATTTGCATTATTTGCGGCTGCAGAACACCGTGGAACTGGGGCTGTCACATCCGAGTTAGGCGCAATCTATTTTAATTCTCAATGTAATAGTTTGGGCGGAATAACAGGGACAGCATTTAAAGATGGAAATTTCGGATGCGCCGGACAATCTGGTGCGGCGGCTGGTAACATCAAACGAGATTATACATTTTATGCGGAATCTCCGTCGCATACAGGGACGATGGATCAACATCGGGGCCTGTACATGGAAGACCAGGAATTCGGGACAGAGTCCTGGGCAATCCAAACGACAGGAGGAAAGGTTGAGTTTGGGGCCCCTTCTGGGAAAAATTCTTTGATCTACATGCAGGATAGTGATGTTGCTCATGGGATCACTAGTTTGGTCCCGACAGATATTTATGGTGCAATCACTTCAATCTCTGCAACAGCCGGTGGGCTTGGAGTTTTAGGAATTTCAGATACAGACGCAATAGGGTTAAGCGGTTTTGGATATATTGGGACAACTTCCCCATCAAATACAACTGCATCAATCCAATTTAAGGGTGGCAAAAAAAATGGCGCTAATTTGCAGGATTTAGGCACGGGTGATGTTTTATTTTCGCTTATCAATAATTCTGCGACATCCTCACCAAACCTTTGGGTTTTAGGTGGTGGATCGATAGGAGTTAGGACCCAATTCCCAAGCGCTCGACTTGATATTTCATCCGCCACTTCGGACTCATCTGCTTCCAGTTTTCGAGTTACTGATTCCGGGGATGGAACTGCAATTACTGTCATCAGAAACGACAAACGTATTGGTATTGGGACTTCCACTTTAAATTCCACCGCAGAAATTGCCTCTAAGGTCGCCTCTTCTGGCGTCACAAAACTCACGACATTCACTAGCGCCGCTCATACCGGGATAACAGCATCAACCGAGGCTAACTGGTTTGATGTTAATTTAGGGCAGACCCACACGTGGGCGACTGGAAACGTCACCACTCAACGAGGGTGTGTCATTAGGTCGGAAACTATTGCAGCAGCTGGGGCGTCTACGTTCACCAATGCCGCGACGTTTGCCATTACTGGAGCGCCGTCTGCCGGGTCAAATGTGACGATCACTAACCCCTATTCAGTTTGGGTTCAGGGGGGAACATCCAGGTTTGATGGCATGATCGATTTAAGTGGGGTTGGGTCTACTGGCGCAATTTTAAAAGCGACTGCAACCTCTGATACTCCCGCCGTTAGTTTCAGCGCCATTGGGACGTTTATCCCTACCACTGCCCCGGCTGGTTACCTAGAAATCAATATTGCTGGCAATGCACGATTTATACCATTTTGGGCTTAAAGGAGCTTTTATGTACAGACTTTATAACATCCTAGGAAGCGCAGGTATTGATTCCGTTTCTGTTTCCCCCAACCCGAGCTCTTCGGAGGGGAAGGAGTATTTGTTCGAGTACCACTGTACAAAACCCATTTCTACCGCCCAGAAGGATGAGGCGAAGGGGGTACTAGACACGCTGATTGCCTCACTTGAGGTGAGCGATCCGGAAGGGATTTTAACCGAGGTACAATCTGAAAGAGACAGTATCACGGACTAATGGGAATTCCTCTTACCACACCTGAATTTTACGACCTGAGCGGCGGGATGAACGATAAAGACGCCGACACTTCGCTTACTGACAGCGAATGGTCTTTTTTGCGAAACGCCGAGTTTAACCGTGATGGGAGTATTTCGACTCGGCTCGGATGTTTGCGCCAAAACTCGTCTCAAATTAATAGTGGGGCGCAATTTCTTTTAGATTTTTACTATCAGTTAGATGACGGGAGTTCCGACAGGTTGGTGGTGGTAGGGGATTCACTCTATCGCTGGAACAATGCTTCGCCGGTTTTAATTCAAAGTGGGTTTAGTACATCGAATTATTGGAGCGCGGCACAACTCTCAAACCGTGTGATTTTAGGGAATGGAATCGATGGAAACTTTAAATGGAACGGGACCAACTTATATGCACTTTCGATCGTGGCTCCGGTGGATATTGGCCTGGCTGCGGCAGTTAGTGCCGGTGGGGCGTTAACAGCAGGGACTTATCAATATCGATACACGTATCGGAATTCGACGACCCTTGACGAATCGAACCCGGTCAACGCAACGGCTACTGCGACCACAGCGGGGGCGAACCTCACCGTAACTCTGACAAATTTTGCGGTTTCTGCAGACCCTCAGGTCGATCAGATTGTGATTTATCGCACCACGAACGGTGGGGTGACCTTTTTTGAAATTGCCACCAAGGCAAACACAAACATCGCTTTTGTAGATGCCGGAATTGCGGACGGGGTATTTGAGCTTCAAGAAGACAACGACGTCGCCCCGACGAGTGGGATTCTAGCTTCATTTCTCGGGAGGCTGTATCTCGCTGTAAACGACACCCTCTATTTCTCGAAGCCTCTCATTCCAGGGGCGGTCCCCACTGATAATTTGTTTAAGATTGGTCGGGATGGCCAGCCTATTACCTGCCTACTCCCGATCGGGAATAACGCCCTGCTGATCGGGAAGAGTCGATCAATCTGGATTTTAACCGATGATCCGCAGGTGGGGGGGCTCCCACAAAACTTTAACAACCTGCACGGGGTGCTAAATAATAGATCTGCAAACGTTCTGGACGATAACGTTATGTTTATCGACCAGTCTTACCGACCACACACGCTAAACCCGACGGACCTTGCGAACGCTGAGCGCCGTGTCACCTATATTGGTCGAAGGTTGGCAAATACCTTCGCGGCAGTGAGTTCTGCGGCCATTCGGCATATTAAATCTCAAACGGTCACCATTGAGGACCGAAAACAATGGCACGTTTCAATCCCTTTAGAGTCCTCTAGCGTGAGTGATTCCTTGGCCGTTCTGGATTTGAATATGCCTTATGGGGAAGGGCAGAAAGAGCCCGGAGCCTGGTCGGTGTGGACCGGAATCCCAGCGGCAACGCTCACAATTGCGCCTGATACGGATGGAATCCCTAGGCTCTACCGCGGGGATTACAACGGGTTTATGTGGAGGCAGTTCAGCTCTTATGGGGATGGGGCAACCGTAAACGGGACGGCGACTTCGGCAACGGTGAACACCTTAACCGATTCCACCCAGACCTGGACGGTGAACCAATTTGCCGGGATGCCTGTCTTCTTACCGAGTGGGACCGGGGCCAGACAGCGTAGAACGGTCGTTTCGAACACCGCCGACACCCTCACAATTACCCCCAACTTCACCACCACTCCGGACACGACCACCGCATACGCCATCGGCGGGATCGATTTTCAGGCCTACACCAACTGGAAGGCTCTAGGCTCTCACGAAGCGATTAAACGATTGTGGTTTATTTGGGTCAACCTCTCGCAGGTGGGTTCATACACGGTCGATGTTTTAGTTCAGTTCGATTTTAACACCGCTTTGACGAGTGCCTTAGCAATTACCTTATCCATTCCGAATTCGATTTGGGGAATCTTTCTTTGGGGGAGCGGGATTTGGGGTGGCTACTCCTCTTTTCAGGAAAAGTTGCAACTCGATAAATATTTTCACCACATCAGGATCGCTTTTAAGAACGCTTACGCCGGGCAGCCCTTCGTTTTGAACGGGCTTGGGATATCGGCGCAGAATAAGGGGCTTTTTGTCGCATGAACATTACTTATCAACCTGGAAAATGCGCGTGTTGTGGGTGCTCTGTGTGGGTCACAGACGCTTTTACCCGCCTGGTCGGCCCTATGGATAACCTTAGAGAGGGATATTTGGTGTTTGAGGGCCCGGCATACCTTAAAATCCCGCTTTGTGTCGATTGCGAGGTCGAGGTTTCAGGAAAAGAGTCTGAACTTTTACAAAACCTGCTTGCCGGTGGTCAGGCGAAAGAATTCTACGGGAAAACACCGACCGGTTACGAGAAATTTGAAGAACATTGGGCGGCCAAAGGGGTCGCGGTGGACGGAGTTTGGCGCAGAGGAGTGCCGAAGGCGATGATGAGGGCAAACAATGGGTAATTTTACAGTTACGCTACCATACAATTTTGTTAACGGCACCACGGCGGACGCGAACGAGGTCAATGCGAACTTTAACGCGAATCGGGACGGTCATAACAATTCGGTGAACGCCACGACCGGGCACGGGCACACCGGGGCTACCGGGGATGGCCCTTTGATTGGAGCCACTGGACTTGATTTAACCGCGAACTACACTTGGACCGGCACGCACACCTTTGACCCTGCAAAACTCACGGTGAAAGGGGCGGGGGCTGGGAAGGCAGCATTGCAGTATGCCAATTCTGCGACAAATCGTACGTTCACCATCCCAGACCCTGGGGCGAATGATAGTTTTGTCACCCTGACGGCGACACAGACGTTGACAAATAAGACAATCACTTCTCCGTCTATCGGGGGAACAGTTTCGGGCGGGGCGACTTATACTTCTCCTACAATTAATACAGGAACGATAACGGTTAACACAGTTGATCCCCCTAACTCTGACGCTAGAGTGTCGGCGCAGTCCTTAGGGAAAGGATTTGTTTTTTGCAACTCATTAGGAACCATTTTGTCGTCTTATAACATCGCCTCTGTTTCTAAAATTGCAACAGGCCATTATCAAGTGGTGATGGATCGAAACTTTACTAGTGCAAACACTGGGGTGCTTTTAGGCACAGGTTTCACGGGTGTTACAGGAGAACCGTGGGATGTGGATGGGTATTCTACTGATGGGGAAACATACGATATTTACACTACGCGCGGTTCTACTGGAACCAATGCCAACAATTCATTTTATTTAGGTTTTATGGGGACGCTTGTATGAAGATTTTTAAAAAACCGGATGGGGGTGTGATTATTTCCAATTTTGTGACAAACAAAATCGCTGGGGATATTGTTGGTTTGGATGGTGTGGAAATAGAAGAATCCGATTTGCCTCCCCATGAATACCACGAACAACTGCACTTTGACGGCCCATGCGCCAAGGAAAATTTGAAAGTGGACCGCGCCTGGAATGTGCAGATCATGCCAGAATGTCTAATCAAAGAGAAGCATCTCAAAAAGTTAGACGCAAAGATCGACGCAGAGCTTGAGAAGGAAAATCCAGACCCGGTGGAACTCGCTAGACTTCAGCGTAAAAAGGAAAAAGCAAAGGGTTATTGCTCAAAAGAATGGCTGCAACAGGCCATGGCTAATCTAGACGCCAGGGTGGAAGGTGGTGAACCTGACAAACCTTTAATTCGTCAAAAATTACAGGCCAAGCTCAATGAAAACTGAGCATATTAAATATCTCAATATCTTGTGGTTGGAGCCGCTCAAGCGGGTTGACCCGAACTTATACGAAGGGATCTTAAAGATTCATCGCGCCATTTGTGCGGCGGATAACATTGCGGACGGGGTGGACGCCCCGAGTAACGTTTGTTTCTCTCTGCTCGATTTAGCGGAGGGGTTGTCGTGCCTGAAGCCTGAGTACTTCTGCCGGGTTCAAAACGTTTTAAAGATCATTGCGAACAGTGAGATCCATAACATCACGTTCGATCCGGAGAAGGAGGAAACGGCAGAGGGGTTAGATCTCATTTTAGTGAAAACGCGGGCCTCGCTTCTGGACTTATATTTCGAGGCGTTTTGCTGTGTGGAACCTAATCTTGACACGGAAGAGAACCGGAAATGGTTCAGTAAATTTAAGGAGCACTCTCTCATCTTCGGGGATTGCCTCGATATCATTAACGGCGTCTTCGAAGATTTGAGGATGAAGCGCCGCAACTATGTGGTGCTGAAAGCCTTTGGCCGTTCGGGGTATTTTAGGTGGGAAAATAAAAAGTCAGAACTCCAAGAACAGGCGCTAAAAATTAGAAATGAGTTGAGCCTAGAGGTGCCGAAAGATCAGCGTTTGATGATTTTTTTGAGCGGGTGCGAAGACGGAAATTGGGTTTTAAAATACAACTCACTTTGAGGGAATTTATGGGGCTATTTGATCAATACAAAAAAGCGAACTCGCAGGGCGGGATGAATAATCAACCTTGGACGATGGATTCTATCCAAAACAGTATGATGGCAGACCAGATTCACAGGCTTAGCCCCGCCATGCAAAACCCTTACGCTATGAACCCTAAGGCGAATCCGTGGGGGAACCCGAAGGAGGACTCGACGCTACTCCCAAACCCATCGATGGGGACGAGTGCCAATGCGACTTTCCCTAATTGGCCGGCAGCGAATGCCCCTCATTTTCCTTCTCCAAAGCCGTTTGTAGGGAGGCCATCTGGGGGGAGGCCCTCTTTATTCCCCAATAGCAACCCTTACGGGTTTCCACCACCCCTTGGAACCAAACCGAGGTTTATCGGAAGATAGGTGAACAATGTCATTTTCTTCGTTCTTTGGCGGGAGCAAAAACGGGCAGTTTACTAGCCAGAACACACAGGCGGCCGATGATTTAATGTGGAATAAGATTCAGGACGCCTTGGGCGGGATGGAGGCTCCTGGTGGGTATCAGCTAGGTTCAAGCCCCTTTGGCTTCTCAAACCCTGTGTTCAACGTCATGGGGGGTTGGAATTTACCCAGTTATGGGGGGAACGGCCCGGCCGTAGGCCCTGGAAACCCTGGCAGCGCTGTTTATGGAAGTCCGGTGACGGGAGGATTCGGGAAAACGGTGACGTCCACGAAGACACCGGGAACTCCGGTCTTCGGCGCTCCCCCTCCTCAAATGTCACAGTTCCAAGGACAGCCGAATCAGCAGGGGCAAGCCCAAATCTTATCGAGTGGGACGATTAACCCGTCTGGGAATTGGGCGACTGTTGGGAACACCGGGCGC